CCAGTAGGCCCAGTTGGGCCCGTTGGGCCGGTAGAACCAGTCGGGCCAGTCGGGCCTGTCGGCCCCGTGGGGCCAGTCGGGCCTGTCGGCCCCGTGACAGTAGATGCGGCACCAGTCGGGCCTGTCGGCCCCGTGGGGCCGGTGGGGCCAGTTACTCCTTGTTCGCCTGTTGCGCCAGTTGGGCCAGTCACGGTGGATGCGGCACCAGTCGGCCCAGTTGGGCCTGTTGGCCCAGTTGGGCCTGTCGGGCCGGTAGGGCCGAGCGCACCAACCGGGCCTACTGGGCCAGCGGTATCGCTCGAAATAATAGAAACCGATGCTGTCGTAACAGCGTCAATGGTTTCCGTTCCACGTGAGATGACTACTGACGTTGTGCCCATCAGTTACCTCGTAACGTCTGCGAGGACAGTCACCGTTCCAGCAAGGATCGTTGAGTACACACCAGCGGCGTACTCTTGAAGATCCCAGTAGTAGTAACCCGGAGAGAGATTCATGGTGTCGCTATGAGCGAACACTACAGTTAGTTTTCCGTTGGGGCCGTCAGTAACCGTGCAAGTAGCGGTAGCGGAAATCACATTTGCGTCAGGCGTTGTACGCAACTGCGAAGAATAGGTACGACCCGAAATGTCCACGGCGGTTGATCCATCCGTTGTAACAGTCACCGCAACAGTTTCGGTGTCTCCACGAGTCATTGTGAGGTTTTGGGTTGCGGGAACAGCCATAGCCCTACCACTTTACCTTATCTGCCCAGTATGCCGCCGACATCTTGCCCTTCTTGATGTTGGCCGCATGACGGGCCTTGAACGATTCACGCCTCTTCCGATAAGCCGCAGACTCGCCTGCCTTCTTAGGGGAACCTGAAACGCCCTGTTGTCCGAAGCGGATCAACTTGACCCTGCTTCCTTCTTTGGCAAGTACGGCATGAGACTTCTTTGCGTTGGGTGTGCGCTTTGGTTTGTTGTAGCCAGCGAACCGTTCCCCCCGGTATTCGATACTCATTGCTTTGCCGCCCACGCATTATCGACAAGGTTCGGGTATGTCCTGCCAGATCGTTTGGCTCGGGCGGCGGCCATCTTCTTCTGTCCCGGGGTCAGAGCGGTGGACTTTTTCTTTGGGTTTTTCTTATCCCAGAACTGTTTCTTCATGCCAGAACCTTTGCGTCGAATAGGACTTGATGGACGTTTTCGGACACCTCGTACGTTACACCCTTCTTGAAATCGAAGGACTGTTTTCCGATGTCACATTTCAGGTTTCTGTTGAGGGTGACCAACATCTTGACCATAGGTTCAACCCATTCTGGCTTGTCTAGCAGTTGTCCCTCTGGGAGGGCTTTGACTAGTTTCTCGGTGGCTTTGCGCCATGAAAACTGCTTGGCTCCAGAGGCTTTCGAGGAGGCTTCGGCTTGCTTGGCTTCCCGGTTGTGGTAGTGGTCAAGCATTAGTTGTGTCAGGGCCGAGATGTCTGGTTCGTCCCAGAGGCCGATGGTTTCAGATGTGGATTTCCCGCAAGGTATTACCCCGGTAGCAAGATGGGTGAACTGGCTTTGGCCGGTTGTGTCAGACAGGATGGTGGGCACCCCGAGGGCTATGGCCTGTAGAGGCATGAGTCCGAAACCCTCTCCCCGGCTGGCGGCGATGAAACAGTCTCCTTGCCGGAACCAGTCTCTTTGGGCTTCTTTGCTCATCCAGTTGCGGTGCAGGTAAATGTTCGGGCCAAGATCTGTCTTAGGTACGTCTCGGGCGTGGGGTGCGGCTTTGATGTGTAGTTCTGCGTCAGGCAACTTGAGGTTGTTGAATGCCCGTACAACGATGTCAAGTCCTTTGCGTTTCCAGAGAGAGCCGCCTGCGTGGAACCTGAAAGTTGTTGTGTTTGTTGGGTTTGGGTCAGAACGCCAAAACGCCAAATCAACTCCGAGGGGGACGAAAGTTACGTTGTGGTGGTGACGAGCGAACAGTTCTACGTTATGTTCGCATGGCACGATGATCTGGTCATACTGCGAAAGCCACCGAAGAAAAGACGCTGGCATCGTGTCGGTTTCCCACATGGTGAACAACACTCGATGTTGTCCCTTGTGCCACCCTTTGATCGAGAACGGTACGCCCATGTGGACATTCACCGAGGCTGTTGGGTCGAGCGTTACTGACTTAGGTAACGAGTCAATAAACCCCGTCAGCATCGAGCCGTACCCGAAGCGTGGATCTGAGAACCCGTGCCAATGCTGGTAGTTCATGCGCCTAGAATAGTCGGGTGGGGAAACTTTCGATCTACATTCCTACGTGGAATCGCCAGCATTTGTTGGACAAACTGTTGGCCTCTATTGAGCCACAACTAACCGATGATGTCGATGTCTTCGTGTCTGTGAACAAAGGGGACACTTCTTACAGTTTGCCTGAATGGGTGCAGTCACGAGAGACCCGGATCAACGTGGGCGGAGACGCAAACATTATCGCTGGGCCTACCCTTGTTACCGGCGAGTACGTGTGGGTCATAGGGGACGACGACTATCTTCTGCCCGGTGCGATAGCCGAGGTCTTGAAACTGATCGAACGGAAACCCGGTTTGATTATCCACCCGGACGGCAAGTTCGAGTTCGGTGTGCCGTACGGGTCATGGTTCCCGAACTACCCGGCATTCTGCGATGCCGTCATCTCTAAGAACCGTGCGACCGTTTTGGCGGCGCACACCCTTATTTCGTCCAACACTTTCGTAAGACAGAACTATGACGCAGGCATCGCTATCCAGAAGATCGACAGCCGCTACGGGTTCCATTACGGAATGCTCGCCAACCTAATGACACAACCTGTCGCAATACCCTCTCGACCCACAATGGGATACGGCAAAGAGGCAAGCATTTTCCTGCATGACAAATCTGTTATTGCCGGACACATGGCCGCATACCCAAAAGTCATCCACGACATCTTCGACTGGATCACCGCAACAACCGGCTACCCCATTCCATACGAGGCTTGGGGCCGAGGCTTTTACTAACTCGCTACGCCTTCTATGTGCCACTTCTCGGTGGCGTGTTTCTCCAACGTAGCCGAACCGTCGATCTGCTTAGGTCGCAAACCCTCCCGACGCAGACGCTTGTAAGCATCCATGTCTTTGTTCCAGCCACGTTCAGTCTTGTTGATCTCATCCACACGTGCCCCACGGGTAGTCGTTGAGTTAGAACCAAACGACACACCGGCAACCCGGCACCCGAAGCACCCCTCAACATCCAGCGTCGGATGCGTCTCTGCGTGTTTCACGTTATGTAATCCCCGTATCCAGCCGCTATCAAATCGGCTTCCTCAGCATCAGTAAGTGTATGAACATGGCCGCCGTGGTACACCTTCTCAACGGTGGTCATGTCAGACGGTTGGCTTTCGGTGAAGTTTCCATCTACCAACTTGAACACGTTACGACCACGTGGCCCCGGACGCAGGTAAGCAAAGATGCCTTCCTCGTCGGGTTCACCCCACGTCACAAAGTTGTCAGTTGGTGGAAGAAACGTAGCCACAACTTGAGAATAGCAAAGCCCCCCCACCGAAGCAGGGGGGCTCTACTAACTGGGCTCAGTTGGTCAGTTGGAGCCGATGCTCGATGCCGACTCGATGCGGCGGAGGGCTTCCTGACGGAACACGCCGTACCCGACGAAGTGCTTCCAGCCAACCGGGCGGAAACGCTTGAGCAGGTCGGTCACCGTGCCGTACACGATGGTCGGCTGTGCGCCGTACTCACCGCCGAGGCTGATGCCCTTTGCGAGAGCCTGACGGCCCATGACAAGAGTGCCGTACACATCGACGGTCGCCGACGAACCCGTGCTGGAGCCCGACCCGTCAGACGAGTTCGAGAACAGCGGGGCACGGGGCGTTTCGATGAAACGGACACCCTCGAAGGTTCCGATCTCGCCGTTGTAGATGCCCTGCGGGTTCACGTAGTTCGCAGGGGTACGCCATGCGGCGGCATCGGTGGCCGAACGGAAGTCGTACGACACGTCTGGGTGGATCACAGCGACGTACGAGCCGCCGAAGGTCGGGACGTTTGCCTTACGCAACTGGGCGACAACCTTGCGAACATCGTTCGCTGAAAGGATGTCTTCCGGCTGAACCGTCGCACGGCTGGACGGGTCGGTTGCGCCACCCGTTGCGTAGATGACGTTGGTTCCGGCCTGTGCGGCGTTACGGGCAATGGTGTCGATGGACAGACCTGCGTTGTAGCCAACAGCGTTGGCGGCAACGGGATCGACCGGGATGAACGAGGTTGCACGAACCTTTGCGGTCGTGACCGTTGCGTTGCCGTACTCCTCAAGAGTGACCGACACCTGCGAGTCGCTCATGGCGACAGGCGTGACATCGGTTGCTTCGCCGAGCGGCGTGGTCGCCGGGGCGAGATCTTGGAAGATCGTGAACGTGACGGTGGCACCGGGGTTCGTGGCGTTGGTTGCCTGAACATCGGCGAACTGGTCGAAGTACATCTCGTCCCGGAGGGCGAAGTATGCCATCTTCTCGAATGCGGTCTGATCGACCGACAGGTTGCTGGTTTCCGTGTAAGCCACGGTGGTCTCCTTATGTGGTTGAGAGGGTTATTCGGTTGTACTCAGGTCGATTCCCTGAGCCTGTGCCTCTGCAAATACCGCCATAAGTTCGTCTTCGGACTGGGCATCTTGGATTCGTTTGATCCAACTTGGGCCTTCTGATCCTGACTCTGCTCCTGCGGCGACCTTGTTACTGGTCTGCCACGCTTGCTTGTCGGAATCTGTGACCTGTTGCTGGGGTGTAACGATCTGTGCCTCTTCGGCGGCCGCCCGGATCGCCTCTGGAGAAAACTCGCCGTCATAACCTTTCAAGAACCACTTTGCTTTCGGGTCAGCAGGATCAACTCCTGCCTTCACGAACGCCAGTTCTTTTCGGGCTGTGTCGGCTTCCGCAAGTTGCTTTCGGAACTCACGGTTTTCTTTCTCCAACTGCTTCATCCTTGCCCTAACGGGGTTGGATTCATTCGGTTGGTCGTCGTCCTCGTAGAACTCGTCTGCGATGTCTGACATTGGCACTCTCCATTTCGTCCACGCCACATCGGAGGAATGTGACGGCTACTTGTGTTGTTACACCCCATTGTTACGCTAAGACCTATGGGGGCTTGGTCTTAGGTTCTTCCCATCGGGATCGGTCTTACGGTAGCACTATTGTTTTCTCCTTCGCAACAATGGTGCTTCATGCCGCAATGAGGACACCTCCACCGTGTAGCGATGGGGTCGAAATCTTGGTTGCAGTTGTGGCAGTTCATTGGCCAGCGGTGCGAAGACCGGCCAAACCTGTCTGTGATGCGGCGAACCCGCCACCCCGCTCGAACTCCGCTTGGCGGCGGCGACGGCGAGTAGCAACACGTTGTGCGGCTTCAGCGTTCGTGCCGAGTACAGCACCGATCTGTTCTTGCTGGGAGATCTGTTCCTCCCCTGCCATGATCGGCTGGAACAGTTCTTGCTGTTGGCGAATAGCGGAGAAACCCTGTTGTGCCTCTTGAGTCGAAATCCCCTGTGCCGCCAGTTGTTCAGCCTGAGTAGATGTCAGACCTATGCCTGCCTGTGTACGTGCCTGTGCCCCGATCTGAGCGGCTTGGACTCGACGGGTGAGGTCTTGTCCTGTGAGCCTCTTACCCATAGTGTCTAACGCTTTGGTTGGATCGAGGAAGTAAGCGGCCAGTTCTCCCTCATTGACACCGTAAAGGTTTTTCAACTCGGCAACTGTATTCGGGTCTGCTTGACGGACAGCCACATAGGCGGCCTGAGCCCTGTCTCGAAGTTCGGCTCGGGATACTTCACCGCCGATCAACTTGGCGAGAGATGCCGGGTCATCATAAAAACCGGGGGGAAAGCCAGCGTCTCGAATGTCGTTCTGCAACTCCTGTTCTAGGGCCAGATAGTTCGAGTACGAGTATTCCGTTTTTCCTGCGTCTCGGAGTATCTTGTTCCCAACGAAGCGTTCGTCAAAGATCTTCTGGACTTCTGCATCCTGCGATACGTAATACGAAATAATGTTTTCGTCGTTCAGGGAAACAGTTGGGTCTGTGACCTTTGTATCGAAGAAGTTGAAAACTGTCTGCTGTTGCTGGGGGTTCAACTTGAACCGGGCAACGGTGGCACGGAGAATGTCTGACGCTGGCATTAGCGAGTTCCTCCAAAGATCTTGTTGAGCGTACTGGCTAGATCAGAATACTCTTTGTAAGCGTTCGACGTATTCTGCCATTCTGGCTTCTTCCGAAGATGCGACACCCATTCAGTAGAAGTCATCATCCGGGGGCTCTTTACATCTCCAGCATTGAACAAAG